GAGGTTGAATCTGTTGATAAGGTAAGATTATTAAAATCTCTTCTTTTCACAACTACGTTTATGGTTGCATCTTGGCTCGTGCCTATGTCATTAACGAAAAGTATATCCGGCAGTATTTTTTTCAAAAACACAAAGTTATCACCATCCGATATATCAATATCAGCAGACTCCACGAACACTCCATCCATTGCGCTCTGGTCGTCATTAAATCCTTTTTCATGTTCATATATGAATTTAGTTGATGATGCCTCACCTCCAGCTACAGGTTTATCTAAAACACCAGCTGCTAACCAACTGTATCTTTCTAAGGATCCAACGCTCCAAGATTGTTCCTCATAGTTATATATGACGTATCTGGATATTTCTGTCTCGTTATCAGTCAATGAAGGATAAAAGAACCAAACCTCAGAAAACTCCTCATTTAATCCAGCAAAGCACTTGAAGGCCTGCCCTTCATCAAGATCTGAGAAGACATGATCTTGCACGGAACAAGGTATTTTTTGGACGGCTCCGTTATAAAAGTAAAAGCCTTTTTTAGACATATAAAAAACACCTCGCGGTGAATTGACCGCTGCTTTAGGACCAATCAATCCAGCACCTTCATTGATAAGATTGATAGCAAAAGTTAAAGGTGGTCCTATAAAATTCATCGAGTACAAAGAGGTATCTGTCCAAATCAACACCTCTTGTCTAGCTTTTAATCCACCGATTATTGAAGAACCAGAGGAGAGTCTCAAAGATCCAGCTGTATTTGTTGTGAGAGGTTCAAACTCTAACTCGTTTTCTTGATCGCTAAACGCCACTAACATAGGATCAACGGATCCTGTCCTTGATCCACTACTAATCGGATCCGCACCTAAAACAATCAAGTGCCTATCTGTTTCAGAAGTTATAACCTGTAAACCTACTGTGGGCACTAAATTAGCTCCCGTAATACCTGATAAAGTTACAGCTCTTGTTGACGTACCATCGTTTTCCTTCCATCTAAATATGCCACCGCCTCGTACATTGATGATTAGATCTTCTCCAAAATTATCGTGTGTCCATAAACGTAATTGATTAGAGGCAGATAAAGATGTAGATGAACCCCAGCCGCCAGCTCCCCATGTACCAACACCCCAGCCTGTAGAAGATACAAAAACATCTAATCCTGAGTTTACTTGATATACGGCATCTGTCGCAGATCCGCCATTACCTGAGTCACTTGCATTAGCAGTAACAGTCGAGCCAGACGTGTCTTTTGCAGTTATAGTGTATGTGTTCGTAGCGGTTACTGTATCTATTTGATACTCTTGGTTTAAGACTGCCGCAGTTACGTTACCGCCCAAAGAGACAGCACTTGAAAATGTGACAAAATCACCATTTACCGCACCATGACTTGCATCTGTTACTGTAATTGTTGACGATCCATTAGTGGCTGCAAATGTAGCCGCATTAGTCGTGGTTTTTCTTATAGGAGTTACGTCGTTATAAGTTCCACCCTCTTCTATGTAGTATTTATTTGTGGTGCCGATACCAAGGTACTTACGGCCTTCTAATGAAATCCATGAATGTAAAGCTCTAGCAGAGCCTATTATTGAATTAGGTGAAAACTTCTCCCATCCACCTATTTTTTCGACACGACCTTTACGAAACCTAATTTTATCGCCGTCTACCCATCCGCCCTCATTCGAGTAGTCAGTTTCCTCCTTATTGATTCCTGGTCTAAAATTTAATTTGGTTAGAGGCATAGTTAGATTTTAACATATCCAAAAACGCTCTAAGCTAATCTGATAATCGCTCCAGTTGCAGTTGCAGCTGGAAACACAATCGTAAAATCACCAGCTGTTGAGGTTTTATCTCCACCAAAATCTATTGCAGCTATAGCTTTGTTAGAATTTGTAGAATTATAAATCAGACATCCCCTAGCTGTAACAGTAGCCGTCCCAAAAGTAAGATCCGCAAAATCTACTATTGCTGTGGTTCCTGACGTTGTAGGTGTTACGTTAGTTAGCGCACTACCCCCGGACGTATAGTTAGTTCCTGACGCTTGCCCTGTAGTTACAAAAGCAGTCGTAGTTGCCCCAAGAGTTGCAGAGCTTGTATAAAGCGCTAGTTTGATGCTGTCAGCACCATTGGTAAGATTATGCCCCTCAACAAGAAGTTCTTGTTTGAAGCTCGTGCATATTGCAGATGATATTGCCATTATAGCTCCTTCAATATTTTAGCCATGTCTTCATGGCCTTGTTCACTAAGTATATTCGAGTAAGTCGTATTTTGCGACTTAATCGCGTTCTTCATAGCATACAAGATTACAGTATAAACTTGATTTTGAAAAGCTAGAGCTTGTTGTCTTATGTGATCTGGCGCATCGTCCGATATACTTACTATCTTTTTTGTGGCTTGTGCTGCCCAAAACTCTGGATCATGGCCTTTGTTTTGTGTTGAATGTACCTCGATATTACCTAATACAAAATCACCTTTGTTACTCATGCTCATCCCTTATATGGTTCTGGTGGTACGACATCCTCATTTATTTTCAAACCAAACTCTTCTAGTTGGTCATTGATTTCGTCGAAAGGCCCAATTATAAATTTACCTTCATGTGGCACCGCTACTAGCGGTTTATCCAATCTATGAAAGCCATAGAGTTTTTCTGTTGCTGGCACGTTTGAATCTAGCACTGTAGATCTACCGCTTATTCCAACTATAATGTCCTCGCTCATACATTTGCTGATCCAAAACTCCACACAAGCTCTGCCCGCTTCTGCAAAGTGCATGTTTTGTTTATAAGAAAAATCAATACCAAATAGATCTATGCGGCCTACTTTATTATACAAAGCATAAGCGATCGCAAAAGCTACAGTTGTGTTCATGTATGCACATTTTGTTGCATTACATACCTCCTCAACCGGGTATCTGACAGGATTCTTAATTCTTGGATCTTCTTCACAAGTGTATATAGGCACATCTGATTCAGACATCAACTTAACCATTGCATTTGTTTGTTTACCAGCATCGTCTGAGTCAAAGAATCGACTAGCTGGATCTAATGCAAAAATCCTATCAGCCGGATAGACTAATCCAGCTGAGTTGATACACCATATCTCGTCCCACTCTCGTGAGTTTTCTAAACCTATTGCAAAATCTACCTGTGACACACCCAGGCCAATTATAGCTACTGTTTTTCCTTCTAAGTGTTCTAATACCATTAAGTCACGCTAGTGCGGACTTGATCGTATCTGTATTCGTCGCGTGTGCCACGACCTTCTGATATATTTTTCATACGAGCAATCGCCTCCTTAAATCGACCTTCAAATTGGGCGACGACTTCTGGAGGTTCTTTGAGAAAGATTGCTCCCTCTACCAAAGTTCCATACAACAAAGCATCCGGATAATCCGTTGATAAAGTTGTTGTACCACTGTCACTACCACTGGTTAAAGATCCTGGTTTACTAAGATAATGTACTTCTACTGTGTAGTTAGAATCAGGTATTGGTGATATTTCAAATGAAGTCTCATCAAATAAAGTGTAATACCTCGGCGTTCCTTGTGTGGTTCCCGGTGAAAACTCTCTTACAAAAGATGGATGTTTGAAATCTAAATAATCGTAACTGTTTGAATTTATGATGGCTATGCTCATAGAAGCATAGAAATCTGTTGGTGTTGCTAAAAATCTGTTACCAGCGGTTACGTTGCCCTGGACGTTTTTTCTTTGCTCTGGCAGTTGAACCAATGAAAAGATGCGGTCCTCTGACTCTTGAATAAATCTTGGCAGTTGATTAGTAAAAGTTGTCTCCGATACTTCTAAATAATCTTGTACTGCTGTTTTTAATGTCGCTAGTGTAAAGCTCATGTTGTTATTGTTACCTCTCCCAAACCTGTAGTTACTTCAAAAGTTGTCAATACAGATCCTAATTTACCATCGCCTACGTTTGTGTAAACCAAAAAAACAGAATTATCGTCCACAACGTCTGGTCTTGCATCCCTTACAGCCTGTGGATCTTGGAAGCTAGGCTTGGGCATAAGTTGTGGATGTTTAGCGTCCCATTGATCTGGACCTACCAATAACCCATCCCACGTTTTTCTCATGTCTTTTAGTTTGTAACGAAATCCTGTTATGTCACAGATCCCGTAAGAATATTTACCAGAAGCAAAAGCCATTATGCGTTATTGTAGTTCCTTAAATCAGGTTGGATTCTAAACGATGCTCTATCCTCGTCTTGTGAAAGAGCTCTTTGAAACTCGTCTTCATACATAGCCTTGAGCATGTTTGTTCTTTCCGGTGCTCTTTTAATAGATATGTAATATGCTAAACCGGCCGCCAGACATGGAAAAAATCGAAAAGGAAGTTGTAATGTGTCAGTTCCCGCATCCACATCATCCATCCTTGTCAGTACGTTCATGTGTACTGTGTAAGTGCTCGATTTGTCTGGCGACGGCCAAACAGATATTGTTGGTGTTATTTGTTTATTGATAAAAAATTGGTTCGGTTTACCTGTTGTTGATTTGGTGCTTATGTTTGAGTATTCAGATCTACTTAATCTTGACATAGGTATATCTGTAGTTTCTGTGCCTAAAGTTTCTCTAATAAAAACATCTAACACGTCTATAGGCGCTGTGGCATTAGTGCTGTCTATGTTGTATGTTTTTGTATCTTTAACCATAGCAACTGTCTTCTCAGCTATGGTCCACTGATTTAAACCTCTGTTTGCCCATTCAGCCAACATTAAGTTAAGGCTTCTCCTGGCGCTTTTTAAGTCATAGCCCGTCCTTAGTTCCAAACCACAGCGCTCAAAAGCCTCTTCTACATAATCAGCTACATCTAACTCGAAGTCTTTACTGTTTGATGTTGCCATTATTTTTTCTTAGTTTTCTTTAAAGATCTTTCAATCTGCGCTGCTTGTTTTGCGTGAAGTTTAGAAGCTCCTTTAAGCTCTTTTATTAACTTTCTTTTTTGCGCTACTGTTAAGTCTGCCATTAGTCTTCCTCTCCGTCACTATACAAGTTATTAAATGTAA